TTGGAAAATTAGAACAGGCAGTTAAACTCGAAGCAGAGAAGTTACGTTTACGTGGCCAAGCTCAAGAAAAGCAAGAGAAATTGCTAAAAAAAGGAGAGTAAAATGGATAACGCATTAGAAAATAACAATCTTGAAGAAGGTCAAGTTAATGATAATGTAGGGCAAGATGAAGCAACTCAGCAGCAAGAATCTGGAAGTGATTGGGAATCCCAAGCTAAGTATTTTCAATCAGAGAAAGATAAATTACAAGCTGAAAACCAAAAGTTAAAACAATACGAGCAAGTTGGACAAATGTTGGAATCAAGACCTGATATTGTAAATACCATTAGTGGTATGGTTCAGGGTGGTCAACCAGCACCAGAAGCAAGTATAGAATTATCTAAGGATGAGTTTGACCCTTGGGAAGCCTTTAATGACCCATCGTCTGTGTCGTTTAAATATCGACAACAGTTACAAGATGCTGAAGTTGAAAAACGTGTTCAAAGCCAAGTAAGTGAAGTTAAAAAAGAAGTTGGTATGTCTAAACTTCAAACTGAACTTTCTAACAAAGGATTAAATCCTGAGCAAATTAATTCATTTATGGATTTTGCTAGTAAGAATCCTGCGGAATATGGTATTGATGGCGCTATCAACATGTGGCAGGCTGTAACGCAAGATAAGACCGAAGCAAGTAACAATAACCCACTAGATGCTATTCGTCAAAATCAATCAGTTCCTCAACAAGCTGGTATTTTATCAGGTGAGCAACCGATTAAAAAAGATGAAAAAGACTCTGTATGGGAAGGTATTGTAAAAGCGGGTAGTCGAAGTAATGTATTGTAATTAAAGGAGAAATAAAATGTCAGAGAAATATAATTCTGGGCAGGTTAAATTTGGAACTCCTGGGTCACAGACAAACTTATCATTATCAAATGCGTCAAGACGTTTATATGACTTTAGTGATAGGGTTGCTGATTTAAGTCCTGAGGAATCTCCATTTTTTGTATATCTGTCTAAAGTGGCAAAAGTTCCAACATCTGATTCACAATTCAGATTTTTGGAAGACAGGACTAAGATTCATATGACCGATAGGAGTTTTTTATTAAAAGGTGGTATAACTTTAGTCGCTGAAGGAAGTAATGATAGTGTAGTTTTTGATACATCAGGAGCTGCAAGTGTTGATTGGTTAATACCTGGTATGGTTGTAGCAATTGGAGATGTTGACGGTAATTCTGTTCCAACAACTGCAAATGTTAGAGTTAATACAGTTGATAATTCAGTGAGTGGTCAAACTACTTGTAGTGTGACTTCAATATCACATGTTGGTTCAACTACATTAGACTTAGTTGATGGCTCAAAATGTACAGTTATTGGTACATCATTTGAACAAGGTTCAGGTGCGCCAGATGTATTTTCACAAGAGCTTGACCATGATTTAGGTTATACCCAAATCTTTAAAACTGCTTGTGAAATGACTAATACTGCAAGAGCAACAATCTACAGAGGTTATGCTGATGAGTTCCAAAGAATTTGGAATCTTAAATTAAGAGAGCATAAAGTAGATATTGAAAGAGCAATGTTATTTGGTCAAAAAGGTACTTCAGGTGGTATTCAATATAGTGATGGTATTGTTGGTTCAACTATTAAAAATGGTTATGCTCAAGTTGTAAATAATGGTGACCCATTATCTTATAATTCAGGTCTTCCATATTATAAATCAAATACAGCATCAGAGTGGACTTATGATGATATGCTTTCTGATTTTGAAGTAATATTTGACCCTGCTAGAGGTGGTGGAAGAGCTAAGTTAGCTTTAGCTTCAAGACCAGTAATATCTCATTTCAACAAACTAGGTGGTAGTGACTTTATTAATGGTAGTTTAGCGGGTGAATCTCGTTACAACTTCCCAGCAAGTCAAGGTTCATTTGGACATTTAGTTAATAAAGTTCAAACAATCCATGGTGATGTAACATTGGTTGCTGAATCATTATTCAGAGGTTTTTCTGCTGGATTTATGATGATGGTTGACCTTGACCACGTTGCTTATAGACCTCTTGTTGGAAATGGATTAAATCGTGATACTTCAATAACAACAAATGTGCAGCAAGCTGATGAAGATTTAAGAAAAGATATGATTCTTACAGAAGCAGGTCTTGAAATAAGTCTTCCTGAAACTCATGCACTTATTAACTTGGAGGGCGTGTAAAATGAGAAGTGACGTATTAAACTCAAATAGTAATAGTTATGGTAAAGTACATGATGTTAAAGATGTAGAGCTTGTATCTGCTGCAAAAACATTAACTCTTTCTGATAGTGGAAAAGTGTTTATGTGTGACTCAGCAGGTGGAGCTTACGAAATAACATTACCTCCTGCAACTGAAAATAAAGTAGGTTGGAATTGTAAGTTTATTGTATGGGAAGAAACTCCTACAGCAGACATTACAATTGCAGCAGGAAGTGCTATACTAAGTGGTGTTAATAAAGATGCTGGTGGTGATGCTGCTAATTCTACAGCAGGAACACAAGTTTCTAATATTATTCTTGACACAACTGCTCAAAGAGGAGATGTTGTTGAAATAATGTATTATGGAGACGAATATGTGTTTACTGCATTGAGTAGTATTAACAATGGTATCCAAACATCATAAACCGAATCAATAAGGTTTAATAGTTTTGTAGAACTATGGAGGCTATCGTATAAAGGGTAGCCTCCGAATCTACTGAAAATTTAATTTTTAAAATAAGGAGAAAAAAATGGGAAAATACCCAGGTGGAACTATAGTAAGAATAACGCCAACATGCACAACAGATACATTAGGCTCTAATGGTGATGTAATATTTAATTCAGCAGAAATACCTAATGCAGTTTCTTATCGTGGAGGTGTTTCAATGTTACTAGGTTGCTACGTAATTGACTATACAGGAGCAG